CCACGAGGCCAGTGGACGCCACACGGTCGCGGATCGTGTGCGTGTTGGACAGCTGGGGCGCAAAGTCCCAGCAGAGATTGCGCAGGTCGTTGAACTCGAGGTTGATGCGCACCTCGTGGTACTGGAGGGCGATCAGGGGCAGCGCAAGACCAGGGTTGCGGTTGAACCAGAACTGGAGGGGGATGTACATGGTGTACTCGGGCGCGCACTTGGTCACCTCCTCCTGGGTGTTGGGGGAGCCAGAAGAGCAGTCGGCGTCGCAGTCCTCACCGCCCTGCACCAGCACGTTCACGAGCTCAGGTACGTTACCCACCATCTTGGCGTAGCCCGCCTGCTTGCCAGGCTCCTGGGTGAGCTCATTCCAGATCTGGAGCCAGTCACCGTACTGCTTGTCGATGCGCTGGCCACCGATCTCGAGCTCGACGGACTTGACCAAGTTGTGGCCAGGCCAGTTGAGCCAGCGGAACTGGGCACCAGAGCCGTCAGTGGTCTGCAGGGTCACCTTGGGGAGGGTGGCCTGGAGGTACATGCGGTAGATCAAGTCACCGTTGCGCTGGATAGTGCAGGTGACCTTCTTGCCGAAGTTAGGGGCACCATTGAAAGGGTTCTCAATGGACTCCATCGCGAAGTTGGTGTGGCGACGGTAGACAATCTTGAAGAAAGTCACCTGGGGGTTGCCAGTTAGGTATACGTCTTGGGCGCCATAGGCTACGAGCTGCATCAAACCACCACCAGTCATTTAGTTCTATACCCCTGGTTGAGAAAAAAATTTTTCTGGGGAGCAAAAAAATGAAAATAATCGCTAGTTCCGGGATATTACAATGGAGAAGCGCCTTGCGTTTTTTGTATGCCCTAAAAGGCCCCGATTCACCTGAATACCAAGAAGTACTTATCGCAGGTCTAAACCATATAGCACGAATAAGAAGTATTAGAGATTTTGAAAATGGCTACAAATGATACAGCCTTCTTCAAAATAAGACCGACCAAAAGAAGTAATCCTGAAGATAGAACAACATTAGATGTTATTCATCAGTTTCAAGTAAGAAAGATTATAGGAGAGAAAGAGGATGCAACAGAACTTGAAGAAGATTACGCGCACAATAATAATATATTAAAAGGGATTGCCGACGAACTTGTGCGCGGTCAATTGGAAATTAAACAAGAACAGCTTCGCGATGAAATAGACACAAAACAGAAGGACGACAATATTTTCGATTACTTTTTAAACACTGGCCAGATATTATTTGATTATTATGAATCCCAGGATGCAATTGCAAAAGGAGAGGCTGTGCCCCAGTCGCAGAAAACCAAAAGAAAGCCTGGTGATGTGCTTTCTGCGCTAGAAGACGCTGCAAAGAATGACACAAATACCAATAGGGTGGTTTCGACAGAAGACGACTCTGCATCTAAGAAGACAGTTCAGAGTCGCGAAGTGCTTTTAGATAAATACTTACAGATTATATATCCAGGACATAGTCGCAAATCGAACGAACTGTCTGATACGCTTGGCGAATGTGAATGTGGAGAGGACATGATTTTCGCTGCGAACGAGGCGATGTTATATTGTAAGGGTTGTGGTAGTACAGAGTTTATTTTGATTGATACGGATAGACCTTCTTATAAGGACCCGCCCAGAGAGAGTTCATACTATGCCTATAAGAGAATAAATCACTTTAAGGAGCTGTTGGCGCAATTCCAAGCGAAGGAATCCACCGAAATTCCACAGGATGTTTTTGATTCTATTGTGAATGAACTGAAGAAACAGCGCATAGATGATACACGTTCTATTAAGCCGTCCAAGATGCGCGAGATTCTGCGTAAACTGAAGTTGAATCGCAAGTATGACCATATTCCACACATTATTAATCGGCTAAATGGGACGAATGCGCAGGTAATGACGCGCGAAACCGAAGAGAAGCTTCTTCACATGTTCAAGGAGATTCAGCCCTCTTTTCAGAAGCACTGTCCCAAGAATCGCAGAAATTTTTTGTCTTATGCGTATGTCCTCTATAAATTTTGCGAGCTTCTTGAATACGATGATTTCTTGAAGAACTTTCCACTTCTTAAGAATCGAGACAAGTTATACTTGCAGGATAAGATATGGTGTTTAATTTGCCAGGACCAGGGATGGGAATTTATTCGTTCGATTTAGGTGGGAATTCGTAAATATGATTATATAATAAAATAATTATTTCTAGTTAATTTATTATATGGGTCTAGCCGTTTTTTACAGGCAACTAGGGCAGAAAGATGAAGCCCCGTCTCCCTCGTGAAATTGAGCTTGTCTTTCCTCCTGAGATTGTGCATGAGATATATAAGTACCTTACAAAATATGATTCTCCTCCAAGTTCGAATGTATCTAGTTATAAGTCCTCTCCAACATTTTTGAAAGAGATTACCAAGATACAAAATATGAATCTTAGAGGCAAATTGGGTACTTATATGCGAGACCTCGAAGATTTTTTGCTTGATTGACAAAAAATTGGGGGTTTGAACTGCACAATTTATTATCAGATTAAAATGGTATTCCGTCTTTCTCGTCGTCGTCGCAGTGGATTTCGCAAGGATAGTTGGATTCAGAAGGTAAAAAAGACGCATGCGCGTATGAAGGAATTGAATCCTCAAGCAACTTTGGCAGAGGCAATGCGTGAGGCATCGTATAATGTTACTGAAAAGAAGCCGAATTGGCGTACACTTGTTATGAAGCATTATAGGACAATGCAGATGTTAAATCCTGATTACACAATTTCGGATGCACTGCGTGTTGCAGCGAATGAACTTGAGCTGTTTGATTTCAGTACAGGGCAAAGACCCGACCAATAAAAATATAGTGTAATAGTATAATATAAAATGGCCAAGACTCGTCGTGTAAATCGTAAGGGAAAGAAGGGTACCCGCAAGGGAAGAAAGGGCAGTGACTGGTCTGCGGCGGTAAAGCGTGTCTACGGCGAGCTCAAGCGTAAGAATCCCAACGCCAAGCTCGGCGATGCGATGAAGGAGGCTTCTAGACGCAAGAAGAATGGAACTCTCTAAATAATTTAGAACAAAGCAAATAAGAATTAATAATATTAAATCTTATTTTTTATTGGTGTAACGCCTTTATAATCACTTACGTCCTTTACGCGTTCTCTTGCGAGAGACCTTACGTCCCTTACGTCCCTTGCGGGAAACCTTGCGATTCGCTTTGCGAGAAAGCCCAGTCCGTCTTCTGCCACCAGAAGTGGGAATTAACTGATTACGAGGGAATGCACCACCTGGCCATACATTGTAAGTATTAACAGAAGAAAGGGGTGGAGGACTTTGAGGAACAGTATAAGATGGCATTATCTAATCTCTTATAAGTATTTTTATTTACTTATAAAAGTCGATTATTCAAAGTTATTTAGTCAAGTGACCCTTACATGCGAGGGAAGCCTACGAGGTTCGCACCCAGACCGAAACCCGCACCCTGGCGAGCCGTCACACCAATGGAGGGTACAACCGCATCGAGGAGGGCGAACACCGCCGCCGCCACGACGGCGAGTGTCGCGATCTCATCGAGAGGCAGCTGCTTCCGGGGGATGAAGATAGCAGCCACAGCTACTGCAAGACCCTCGATTAAGTACTTTAGCGCGCGATTGATAAATTCACCAACGGAGAAGTCCATAATTCTTATACTTGGAGATGCGAAAAAAAGTTTATTGGGCTGTCCTGGCTAGCGGTCGCCAGCCCTAGACAGTGCGTAAAGGAATGGACAACAAAGATATTTTTAGAGAACAAATGAGCACTAGTGACCAGAATGAAGATTTCCTGACCGAAGATCCTGAGATTCCGTCCCAGCGTTTCGTTCTTTTGAGTTTTTTGAGCCCTGAAAACGTTCTTGCTCGGAAGGATATGTTCCTTTTCGAAGAGTTCCTCAAGTTTTACGAAGTTGAATGGAAAGTTAAGAACATGGAGAAGTTTCTTGCAGGAGAAGTTACTAAGATAAACGACCGCCTCGACGCAGAATACGTGAAACTGAACGAGAAGAATCTAACCGAGGCTGCAGAACTCTGCCGTACGAGCAAGATTCCTGTCGATACTGTCCTCAGCGCTTACCAGGATTTTGTACGCCAGAACTCAAAGGAGGTGACGAAGACGACCATCAAGGAGTCTTAT